TGTCAGACACAGTGGCACCGTCTGAAGCTAAAGTATTTAATATTACAACAACCCATACAGATACCTTATCTGTTATTGAAAGTATTCTTACTGAGCTTATTCTTGGTGAATCTAGCTATCTATACCCTTCATATGCGTACGCATCTGACGGTGTTGACTCACCTTATCTCCGTGGTTACCACAGAGGTATCGCTGTTGATTATGCTACCCAGTCTACTGATGACGGCTGGCAAACTAACGGCGAATATATGATGTTTAACGAGGGATTCTTAGGTGGTCCCGGTGGTCTTGCCACTCAGTGGTACGGCTTAGAATTTACTCAAGATGCCTTTAGATTCCGTAATACAGACTACGAAGCACAGGTTAATGGTGCTGACATTCAGATGAACTATGGGTTCATCCACGGCACTGCTTTGGATGATATTAAGACACTTGAGAACACTGGTGTAATTGGAGCTGCTGAGAGGGTTAATAATGCTATAATCAACGCAGATACAATAACTTACGGCGCCCTAACAAATGCTGGACTTGTTGTCAACTTTATGTATACTGATACAGATGACACGTCTTGCGGTGGGCATTATATTAACGAAACACCGCTATGTGCGGGTGCATACTCACTTTAAGGAGATGGGAATATGATTAAAGATGCAATCAAGATGACAGGTGAGCTAAAGCTTACTGTCACAAATCCGGAAGGAGAAGTCAAACAAGAAGTAACTGTTCCTAATATCGTTGTTACTGACGGTAAAGAATATATTGCTTCTCGAATGAAAGACGCGACAGCTACCGCTATGTCACACATGGCTATCGGTACAGGTACTACTGCTGCTGCAGCTGGTGACTCTACACTAGGTACAGAAGCTGGTCGAGTTGCTCTAACTTCAACTACCGTTACAAGTAATTCAGTAGCTTATGTAGCTACATTTGGTGCAGGCACAGGTACAGGTGCTATCACTGAAGCAGGTATTTTTAATGCTTCTTCAAGTGGTGACATGCTTTGCCGTACAGTATTTTCTGTAATTAACAAAGGTGCTGCTGATACATTAGGTATCACTTGGACTGTTACAGTTAACTAAGGAGTCAAGTTATGGGCGTCAAATTTAGTAATAACGGCCATTCTACTCTGGCTGCTAGTATTAGCTCTAGCGATACTAGTCTTACAGTAGCAAGTGGTCATGGAGCGCGTTTCCCATCTCTCGGCGCAGGTGATTATTTTTATGCTACGCTAATTGATGCGTCTAACAACTTAGAAATTGTAAAGTGTACAGCACGTTCTAGTGATGTATTAACTATTACTCGGGGACAAGAGAGTACAACAGCAAGAGCCTATGCGATTGGTGACCGAATTGAACTTCGTGTTACAGCGCAAGGTATTGAAGATGCTACTACGATTGCATCCAATAGCATTGGTGCAGATGAGCTAAATGTTTCTGGCAATGGTACATCAGGTCAATATCTTGCGTCTGACGCAGATGGTTCCATGACATGGACTACCATTCCTGCAAGTAATGACGCTTCCGCATTGACTACAGGTACTTTACCAGATGGCCGTTTAGGCTCCGGTATTCCAATCCAAGTTGTGCAAGGACAAAAAACAACTACACAAGTTATTAGTGGAAGCTCGTATGTAAACATTGTTTCAGCAACAATTACGCCAAGTTCCACAAGTAGTAAGATTCTAATTACAGGTTGCGTAACAGGCTTTATGGAATCAGGCGGTACTTGCCATCTTAGGTTTTATCGAGGCGGGACAGCAATCGCCATTGGCACGGAAAGCAACAGTCTACCAAAAGACACAATGGACGGTATTGACGTTAGTCAGCCTGCAGACGCTTCAGCGGCAGCAACTATGATGTGGCTTGATAGCCCGTCAACTACATCGGCTATTACATATTACATTAAAGGGCATCCTAAAGATAGTGGAGGCAATCTGAAGATAAACAGAACTGCTAATAATAGTAGCACTGACCACGATAGCCAAACAGTTACTACATTAACACTTATGGAGATTACAGGATGATTGCAAATATAGCTGACCTTATAAAACATTTTGAGTCTCGTGATTTCTATGTTGAAGGTTCAATAACTGATGAAGCAAGTTTTATTGCGAATCTATATGTAAAAGTTGGCGGCACGGAAGATGAGCCAGAATGGTCAAATGATGCCTCTGATAAAACTGAGTATACATATGCTGACCTTGTAGCTAAAAAGACCGAAGTAGATAACGCAGAACCATTAAAATTGCTTAGGAAAGAACGGGACAAGCGTCTTGCAGAAACAGATTGGTGGGCTTCGTCTGACTTAACTATGACATCAGAACAAACTGCTTATCGTCAAGCACTTCGTGATTTACCTGATAATAGTCCTGATGCAGCATTGGATTCTAACGGTGATTTAACTGGCGTAACATGGCCAACTAAACCGGAGTAATAACAGATGGGCGTAAAGGTTACTAACAACGCATTCGGAACAATATCCGCAGGTATCTCAAGTACTGATACTACTATTACGCTCGATAGTGGCCAAGGCGCACGTTTCCCTACGCTAGGCGCAGGTGATTATTTCTACGGCACATTAGTCGACACATCTAACACAACTGAGATTGTTAAAGTAACTGCCCGTTCTACAGATTCTATGACAGTAGTACGCGGTCAAGACAACACGACAGCCTCAGCATTCGCCATTGGCGACAGATTTGAACTACGCCCAACAGCAGCTTTGTTTGAAGCCTTAGGTACTGATGGTATTACATCTAGTGCTACAGGCACTGCAATGACTATTGACTCATCTAATGATATTGATTTCTCAGGTGAAGTGACTTTAAACGGTGATGCTATTGTACCTCAAGGTAACTATATATCCCTTAGAGCCACCGGCGGAAATATAAATTTAGGTACAGGTTATGACCATAGCGGCTCTTCCGGTTACAACGGGTATGCCGCTTTTTGGGATGCTGACGGTACGGAAAAAGATTGTTTATTTGCCATCCATCCTACTGCGATTGCTTGGGGTCCGGTTGAAGGTGGCACTGCAGTAGTCCGTAATCTTATTACGTTTGATAAAACTAATAACGCTTCCTATCCAATTTTTACTAACCGTACTCCTAGCGGAAAGATAGCTCTTGCTTCATCAGATGCATCTGGCGGAACAGACGTTGAGCGTATAGTGATACACGGCGGCGCCGGAGACTATATGGGTTCTAGAGATATACAGCTAAAGAATGCTGATATTATATCTGGTGGCCATTATATTTACAGACATCATAATTGCGCGCAGACCGGTTCCACTGGTAACGGTGGAGTTGGAGTAAATTCGGACTGCGGTGATACTGTGAGTACTGATGGTGACGTCGGTGGTTGTAGCCAAGGCACAGGCCATGCATATAACTGGTTTAACGTTAAGGGATACTGTGAAAAAGCTGGTATGCGTTTGTGTACCAGAGATGAAATTAAAGCGGATGCTGCACGAGGAACAGGTTGCTCACATGATGACAGAGCGATTTGGACCTCTACTAGAGACTCAACCGGTAAATACTATAGAGTTCAAGGCAACTGGAATCAATCAGCTGGTAACCATAATGAAGAAGCAGCTTACCCTCACAGTGGGGCAACACCGTCAGGGTTTGCAACTAATGAAATAGGTATTCGCTGTTGTGGGCAGAATGATTGGGCATGATGAAAGAATTAAACTGGTTAGATGCTGAACGTCTTGCTTCTGAGTATCAGAACTCAGATAAAGTAATCGCTGTGTTTTTTGTTGACCCTTTATGTGACATTTGCAATGAGTTTGTCCATAAAGATGTAAAAGAATTAGCAGGGAAGTACAAAGATAAATATAAAGCGGTCTATGTAAAAGATACGCGAGGTATGGCTTTTCCACCAACTTCATGGCCGACTGCCTATATATTTGTTCCGAACTGCCCTAACGAAATGCCTTTGCGTAGGTCAGGCGCAGCTCCTACTGAGCTTGTAGAGCAAGATATGGTAAGACAAATTACGTCTATGGAGACAGGTAAAGATTTGGATGAATTAAGGAATGCTAGCTAGTGATGATGAATACAAAGTACGCATGGCAAGTTGTAAGGTGTGTAAACATTTTTTCCACCCTACCAGTACTTGTAAGAAATGTGGGTGCTTCATGGTCGCTAAAGCAAAAATTAAAAACGCTAGATGTCCCATTGGTGTGTGGGGGTCTACACAAAATAACTGGGGGTAGCTATGGCTTTATCTATTAGTGAAGTAAGACGCCAACGTAACCTAATGTTACAGGCAACTGACCATTATGAGACTGTGCCTTCTGCTTCAGGCTCTGATGAAGAACGTGCAGCTTGGGTTACATACAGGCAGGCATTACGGGACATAACAACTTCCGTAGGTGATTTTGACCAAGAGAATTTATTTTGGCCGTTGCCTCCTAAACGTTATATATTGTTGGATGGTTGTACCACTATTAACCTACCATCTGATTATGAGGATGCATTCTGATGAAACCTACCCCTCTATGGATGCTGCCTAACGGATTCTTTATAAGACAAGCTGAAGAACCACCAGAAGGCGGTATTATTGTAGAGGAACCAGATTTACCAGAAGTGATAGAAATTGAAGACCAAACAGATGCAGTATTAGGAAAGTTAGATGGCCAG